CCGATATCTTATTGGGCTACTTCGCCTAATAATTAATTCTTTGTCTATTTGCAATGTGTTAATATTCACAAAAAATATATCGGCATAGTAGCCAATATCGTCTTGGTCAGAAAAACACCCTATAAGATAACCATCTCGGAAAATTAAGTAATCTATATATTTTTCATAGCCATCTTTTTCAATATAAGCCACATCATTAATTTCATGCGAATTAACATCAATTGAATATATGTGCCCCCTGGCGGCAACACAAACCTTACCGTTGGCAAAACACATGCCACCTATATAAATTGAGTAATTGTATTCATTATAAAATGTATGCTCAAACAAAATATTTCCAAAAACATGTCTCCACACTACACTTTCTATATTTCCCTGCCCATCTGCCTCTTCGAAATCAAAGACCCAATGAACTTTGCTGGAGGACGCATTGCTACTATTTGTAGCCTGCGGAGCGACTTTTATTGATATTATATCGTTTTCCTTAACTTCGTTCCCATCAACATACGGTTTATTCAACAGTGCCAAAGAAAATAGAGTCGGAAATTGTGGAAATCTAACTTTCGGTATATTCCTTCCGAACCAAATTTTAACCTTGTTCTTTAACAACTGTCTACAATAAAAAGTTAAATGGTTGTTTCCGCTTATCTTAATGTTTTCAGTGTCATTAATTTTTTCTATTGTTACATTCCCAATAATGTTGTTTTCGTTAATCTTGGAATATATGGTCATATATAATCCTCATCTTATACTTATTTGTTTTAATAATCGGTTCTTCTAAATTTAAATAAGTATCAATAAATTCATAATAAAATGTTTGTTCTAAACCCATCAAACCATATTGTGTGCCATCAGAATAATATTTATATCTTGTTGATAACAAATTAGAACCGTCCCAAGCAATATCGTTTGCACAGTCGTTTAGCCTAATGGTTCTTACAATGTTGTGAGAGTTTATGTTTATTTTCAGCATTGCAGAGCACCCCTGACTGTGAAAAATGCTATCGTCTAACGTGAATAAATGCCCATCGTAATATTCTAAACCATGAAGATTTGGTCTTGGTGTCTCGAAATAATCTATTATTCGTATGTCTACAACATTACTTGTGTCTAATTTAAAAAACCATGAAGTTGTATCGTTTGTCTCTAATAACCACAAGTTGCTACCATCATATGCCAATCCTCTTGCGTTAGTTCCCAATTGTATTCCGTTTGGGGCAATTGGAAGTCCGTAATCCCACCAACCAGTAAGGTCATCAGGATTGCCAACTTTTATTCTTCCTCCAGTTCCAACCAGCCAAGCCCGAGAACCATCGAAAGCTACTCCGTAGTATGTTGGTCCAAACATTGTGCTGACGCGTTTTAAATATTCTGGAACAAGCGTTCCAGAATATTTAAAATACGTCAGACTTGTTCTGCCAGCCACATACGGTTCTGTTAAAATAAAATTTTTGCATATCTTACCACTTTCATTTGTTTCTTTCCAATATGTTATTCCATATGGCAAATAAGCAGAACCAAATCCCAAATGTGACCAGAAAAGACCTGTTCGTGGAGTTAATTGACCAAGTGTTACGCTTTTTATAGTTCCATTAGCTTCATTTTTATCAAACGTAAAAACTCTCCTCGCTCTTTCCGAGTTAACATTAGTCCCTGCAGAAAATTCCGAGCTATCTTTAAAATCTATGATTTCAAAGTTCGCCTCCATCGGGTGATATATGAACCAATCAGAAAGTAAGGTAATATTCCTAAACGGAGACCCACTCCAAGGAGGTTTTTCGTCGCTATTATTGGGACAACCATTGTTAAAATAATTCCTTAAAGTCCATTTTATGTCTCTATAAACTTTGTCAGCTATTGTGTTTTTTTGTTCAACGACTTTAATTGGCTTGTCGTAATCGTCTAATAGCTCAATTCTCACCTTGCCTTCTACAGGTATGATTATGTCATTTATTTTTATGCTTTCGTTCATGATATCTTCTCCACGAAACAACTATCTGATACTGGCTGAAGAGATAAGATATAAGGCACGTTCACATACTCAAACAAATAGTATTTCTTAAACGCTTCTCCAAAGAATCCATGCCACCACTCAACACAAGTCAATAAGCCCATGCTTATTCTAACGTCTTCAAAAGAGCTTTGATATAATCCATGCCACAATTCTGGAAACACGCTTACAGAACCTCCTCGCTTACAAGGTTACCGTCTGAATCGTATTGCAAGTAATAGGTTATAGTTCTCTGCAGAACTCCGTTACTATTGTAATATTTTTCAGTTCTATATTTGTATACTCCATTCAATTCTTGCAATTCGCTAACCATAATGAGATTGTTGTCTGCATCATAAAACTTAACAATCTTATATTTACCTTCTCCATCTGGTTGTTCTCTAACTATTTTACAAATCCTGTCTCCATATGTTTTAGAAATGTTTGTGTTAGTTCCTAAAACTTTTACTTCTGCCTGTGGTCTCTCATCATATCTCATGATTATTACACCAACACGCAAAATGCATCATAAGAATAGCCACCCTCTTTGAATTTATGTCTAATACCATGTAATATTGTATCATACGCCACAGAGTTATCTTCGTTCATTACCTTAAACTTGCAGGGATAAGGAGCTATTTCATCTAATCTACTTGGTATTACAGATATCTCAATATGTTTCTTCCTGAATGGACTGTTCTTATATCTTAAATACGTTGCTTCAATCAAATCTTTGTTCTGCAAAATCGGAAAGTCTAAAGTCAAAGTAGGGTCTACAGTGCTAACTTCATCTATATACTGGTTTAATGGCACTTCTTCGGTAATTGGAATTATCCCTTCTACAGTTCCACTATATATCATTAAGCTGTTTACCTGTGTTGGAATTATGTAGTAAAACACAGCGCCTCCACCGTAATAACACGATGCCACTCCAGTTTCGTCTACATCTAAAAACATATAACCAGTAGGAGTGTATTTATCAGGTCTGTATTCTTTGATAAACAGTTTGTTATCTACTGGCACCATTACTTCCATTGTCTTATATAACTGTTGCTGTGTAAATCTTGGAGTTCTACCTTTAAGCCTGATGGTTACTTTTTCTCCGTTGTCAAAGTCGTACTTTACAGCCAAAGAAGGAATACCTAAACCACCTATTACAACTGATCTAACATCTGTCACACTGTTAACATCAACCTGCTGATTAGGGAATATGTAATCTCCTGACATATACAAATTTTCTAATGTTACCCAATCAGCCATTATTTCTCCTTTAAGATTAGCCCACAGCACAGCTCCAACAGATTGAGATAAGCTTGATAGAATGCTAAAATACGTTCCTTGCTTTAATGCACACCACAAGCCGCCTGCATTTTCTTCCGTGCCCTCAAACAGGAATGGTTTTCTAACCCTTTGTGGAAATGCCTTATATGGATTACCATTTAATATTCTCCAATAATAGCCACTTACTGTGACTGGCTTCACTAATCCATAACCCTCATAAGTCATTCTATCAAACTTACCGAGAACATCTTCAAAATGTAGCGTAGCCACCTTATTAACTTTAGAGAACTCTATTTCTTTAAGAAACCATCTATCAAAATCAATTCTCTTTGTGTTGTCGTTTTCGTCTTTTAGTATGAAATAGCCATCAAGCTTAACATCTTCGTAGCTTTTTAATGTGGCAAAGCTGGACTTTGGATTAACTATGTTGTATTTCTCTTCGTAGTCCAGTATTTTGATATATCCAGTGCCTTTAACAACAGTTCTACCTTCCCAAAACATGTTCTGCATGAACTGTGCTTCTAAGATGTCATCAGCATCTAATGTCTCAGATATGCCAGAGCCATAAAGTCTACCGTAAAAGTCTGTTATCGCTATCATAATTGCACCAACTGGAATGTAACGTCTTTATACCACATACCGTCAGCTTTAAGTATTAACGTAGAATATTCTAAGTCACCAACATAAGCTCTAAATGATGTTACAACGCTTTGGTCATTTGGTCCAGCCATAGAAGGGAATATAACGGTTACCTGATGTATGCATTTACCACCAGCGTTTGTGTAGTATAAGTGTAATTTTAGGTTCTTTAATTCATCTTCTCTTAAAGCCGCATATCTTACATCAATCCTTATCTTCTTGTTTATGTAAGCGAATGCCATGTTCCCTAGTAGATTTNTCTCGGCTTTTGACAATACATATTCGCCGTATTTAATCTCCGTTGGAGTGGGCATCTTTGCCCCATCTATTTCTAACATAACTCTATTTTCTGGCATTCTGTATCACCTTATTAGGGAATTTGAACCCTATTACCATTTATAAGTATTTCTCTCGTTATGAACTCTGGGTATTCATTCTTGCTTTCTTTTATCTCGAGCACTATTTTAGGCTCTGTTACACCTGTTACACCTGGCTTATACCACGATGGTGCTGGCGTGAACTTTGGCTCTACTTGAACAAGTGGAGGTATACTACTTTTTGTTAACTGCTGTGTCCATCCAGCAGATGCTTCATACGGAATCATAAATCTTGTAGGTCCTTTGTCTTTTCCTATGCCAAGCATAAGTTTGATATCATTCCAAAGATTGGTGAACCCATCTATTAAAAACTTAAACGCATCGCCTAATCCTTTTAGTGCAGTATCGAATATGGTTTTCAGTCCACCTAACACTCTGCTTACGTCTCCGCTAACTGTTTCCCAAATATCTCCAAACTTTATAGACATATCTTCAAGCTTAGGAATAACAGCCGATGTAATACTTGTATCAATATTGGTGGCTTCTTTTACCAAATTGTCTAAGAATTTAGAGTAGTCTTGCATCTCAATATCAATAATTGTTTCTGGAACTTCTGGAACATTAGCCACCATCTCTGCTTGTTGTTCTATAGCATGTATTACGTCAAAGCTTTGTAGGTTATCCTTAATTTCTTTTGTGCTATCTGCAACGCTGGACATGTTGTCCTTCATCTTGGCTGTATATTGTGTAGGCTGTTTAAAAGCGTTTTCCATAGTGTCAGATGCTTTCTTTGTTTGTTGTTCCAGTTTATCAAGCGATTGGTTAATCTTGCGATTTAAGGTTCTATCTACAACGTTAACCAAATAAAGTGAAAGAGCAAATATGCCAGTAGCTATACCAAGCGTTAGCATATTGGCAGTAATAGTGGATTTAGCCATTATTCCAGATAATACAGCACTCAAACTTTTAGCTCCAGTTATTACTCCAACTAATCCCTTGGCTGCACCACTAATCCAACCAATCCACTTCTTAAAGTTTTCTTTGATATAGAATGACAGCTTCCAAATGGTCATTAAGAACCCAATCATCGGTTTCATCAGTCTTAGGACTGAAGATGTAATCCAAAATATCAGAGTTCCAGCCATAACAGTCATTAGTATCGGTCTCAATATGTTACTTGTCCCAAATAGTATATTTATAACCACTTTGAATATGTTGGCGATAATATTATATATATTAACAAGCCAAGCGTATGTAGTTACTATCATGTTATACAGCCAGCTGCTTACGTTATTTTTTATCGCTAAAAATAGATTACCAGTTTCAGTAACTTGAGCTGCTATTCTTTGAAGAACCGAAGAAACGGTTAACAGCACTGGCATTAGCGTTTTAGCTATTGTTCCAGCAACTGTTGTCCATATCTGGTTTAACGAAGAAATGGCTATATTAAGTGCACCAGTAGTGGTAGTTCCTATGTATTTAACGATGGCATCTGTTTTCTTGCTAAGCTCTTTCATAATCATTCCTACGACTTCATCTACGTTTGTTAGAAGCCCTTTTCTCATCATGTCTTCTACTTCTGCTGGTGGCTTATTCATTCCCTGTGCTATGAGTTCTACGATATTAATGCCAATGTTGGCAAGCTGCCTTCTTTCTTCTGCTACTACCTTACCTTTTTTATACATCTGACCTATAGCCATAATTGCTCTGCTTGTTATAGCCGAAGCTCCAGCAGCTCCACCACCACTAACAGTGCCAACCATTTGTGCAAATACAGGTATGGTTTGTAGCATATCTTGTATCCTTTGGTAAGGAATATTGTAAACAGCCGCCTGCTGAGCCGTATGCATTAGAGATGCCATGTCTACGCCAACAGTTCTGGATATCTCCCAAATGGTATTCTTAAGCTCGTTTGCTTTTTCTAAAGAACCAGTAATGGCTGTTAGTGTTAGCATGAAGTTTTGCTGAACACCAACCGTGTCAATAACCATCGACTTTATTGTTCTACCAATATTAGATGCAGTTAGTGATACGTTTCTTACAGCCCAAACCAAGTAACCAAGCTGTCCGAATATGGTTTCATAAACAGTGGAATACGTTACGCGTCTTGACAAGAATACCTTATCTAATAAACCGCCTTGTCCTCTACCGCCAGATACTCTCTTAAGCTGCGTAGCTTTCTTTGTTACTTTAGATAAGCCTTCATCTAACTTGTTTATGCTTTCCGATGTATTCTGTATGTTTTTGGTTAGCTCTGTTACAGCCTGTTGCATTGCAGTCGTCATTGCAACGATGGTGTCTACACTCGTAGCACCTTTGCCACCCTTAGAAGTAAGAGTTACTGGCAAAGCGAACTGGTTTTGTTCTCCAGCTAACTGCAACCTTGCTTTAATTCGTGATACGATGTTTTGGACTGCGGCATCTAAAGACGCTTCATCAACATTGGCAGAGACGAAGCTGACATTTAACATTAACTGCGTATTTATTGGCTGAGAATATAAAGCAGTAATACGTGACTGCAAATCAATTATTTTGCTTGTTAATGTGCCAACCTTCTTAGTAATACTGTCAAGGCTTTTACTGATGCCAGCTAAAGCTGTTTTTGCCTGCGTTACATTAACAGTTACTTCAATGTTAAACTGTTCGCCACTACCTTTGCCCATTACATCTGCCATTTACTTCACCTTCGGAGCAGGTATGCCGAGCTCCATGGCTGATTCCACTGTTCTTTGCTCAAGCTTCTTTCTTTCATCTTCGCTAAACCTTAAGTCTTTTATGAACGGATAAATATCATCTGGAGATATGCTTGTGTGTATTTTCGCTCCCCAAGCCCTGACAATATTGTATCCACTATTTATCACTGAAGATATAAGCACTCCCCATTTATTCTGGTATTCTTCTAGCATATCTTCTCTCTTCTTCTCAGCAACGAGTTTAGCCCAAAACAGTAAATCATTCATATACATTTCTTCAAGCTGGAATGGAGTTATGTTTAGATACTGCAAAATGTCAATCAAGAACGTTGAAGGGAAGAACACTTTTAGCATGTCTCCCTTGTTATCAGTTTCAATAGCAAGTCCCAAGGATAGTGACATGGCTGTTGGATTAACTATGTAGAGCTCCCCTCCATTTCCAGCTCTGAAAAATTTAGCTCTTGCCACAGATTAGTTAATTCCACAAGCTGTGACATGTATGCATTGTCTATATCGTCTGGGTTAATCTCTGGGAACATTAGCTTGCACATCTTAACCAGTTTGTCAATGTTTTCTACAGCATCTCCTTCAGTCTGCAAGTTTTTATCCTTGGTTATCTTCTGCATAATCTCTCTTAGCTCTTTAACTTTTTTAGCTTTAACGACGTAAGACTTGTCGCCTACAAAGACATCTGCTACCCTAACTCCGTTTTCAATCCTTATTTTACTGTCACTCATTCATTGCACCTCCATTACTTTTTTATGAAAAATGGTATTCCAAGCGTTTGGAATTGTAACTTTTGATACGTCAATACTCCTTCTTCAACATCAATAGGTGGAAGTAAAACGTAACCGCATATCGCAGTTTGCACATCTTCTAAGTTTAAGTTTAATTCCACAAAAGCGTAACCATACGGATTATCAATCCATCTTTGCATTGCCCAAAACCCATCTGATGTTAACAACCAACCAACTGGTGTAACACTTTTAGAGCCATCAACCAAAGCTTCACTCATTATCATTTCAAAATGCCAATTGGAGAGCCCACCACAAAATGGCAGGCTCTCCTTAACACGGTCTATCGGTTTCGTCAAATCTTCTATTTTGCTTAGACACCAAACACTACCGATTAGACCTGTAATCATGCTATTATGGAGAAATTGTCAAAGCACCCATGCCGTTGAAGTCAGCAGAGAACGTTGCTTGACTATCTGTAGAAGCTTCTAATGTTAAACTCATATAAGCTTTGCCAGATATTACAAGCTGTTCTCGGTCGGGTTTGCCAATAGTCATCTCTATTGTCACTGGTTCTCCGTTTATGTAAGCATGTATCAAATTCATTTGTCCTTGGTCTCCAATTACTAAATTGCCCTCACAAGAAGCAGTCCAATCTTTAAATGTAGTCAATCTTTCTACCCAACCTTCAGTATCAAAGTTAGTTACGTCTACATCGTTAACGTCCAAGTTCAAAGTCCACCTTGACATCTCTGCGATTTTAACTTTTGAACCGCCTTCTTTTGTAACGAATATTTTTCCGTATGCGCCGCTTATAGCCATTCTTTATTTCACCTCTCGCATTACATTAAATTGTTGAGTGAATATGTGCCTTTGTCTCGCATCTAAACCTTCATAAGATGGAGGTCTTGATGCTCTTATCATTATAATATATGCACCATCTTTGTATTCATACCCATCTTTGTTTGCATCGTTGAGATGCTTGTAAATATCTTCAATTATGGCAGAGCCATCAGCATATCTTTTAGAACGGACAACTACCATGATGATTGCTTTTTCCATCGTTGAACCGTTAACTTCAGCTCCATCTCCAATACCAGTATCGTAAAGTGCTACCAAGTCATCTAAATTAAAAGGTGGTGTGCCGACAAACAGCTCACACCTTCCGTTTATTGCTTCTGCTACAAGGTCATACACTGTTTCTGCCGCTAACATATCTCATTCCCTCTCTTAGAAAGCTGAAGTGTAGTGCTTAAAGTTGGTGCCAAATTTCTTATTGATTGCTCTAAGCATGTATTGGTTCATCGTTCCTTCTTTGTGATATCTATAAACGCCATCATGCACTAATTCGTGTAATCTGCCGTAAGCCACTCCTTCGTCAAAGTCAAACGCAGATACCGAGAATGTAAAAGTAGTCTTATCTGAAGATGAGCTTTCACTCAACTGCATAGTACTTCTTAAATTGCCAGTATCTTCTGGTGCAAGCACTTCTTTAGCATAGTAGAATGCATCTACGCTTTTCTTTCTAAGGTTAATGATTACGCCGTCTTTAATGAAAGCATCTTCAAGTATTTCTTGGTATTCTTCAGCTTTAGAAATCCACGGGTCAGTCTTAGATATTTTTATCTTTACTTTTCTCACCCTAATATTACCTCATAATGAGATAGAGAGCCGTCGAGATTGATTATTTCATTAACCTGTATCGCCGTGTATTCATTACCTTTATACATTACTTTTTGCCCGAGAGTTACTTGTTCTTTACAAAACATTAACGCTTTAGCTTGGTATTCAGTTATCATTAAAGCTCTGGTTATCTCTCCCAAGTAGCTTTGCGACATCTCTAACCTGCACTTAATCGGTTTACTAACAGTTTCATATTCACCGTATCTGTTAGTTCCTAACTGCTCTAACACGTAAGCTGTCTGCGTTAAGTATTTGTCTACAATGCTCATATCTGTCCAACTGCTCCAGCGATTAACGGTTTTATTAAAGACTTAGCCATAGGAGAAATTATCACCGTTTTAGCACTAACCCTATCAGTATTGTATGCCTCTCTAACTGAACCTACTGCTACATACGATACTCCAGACATAATAGCTTGTATTCTCGGGTCATTAGCCATTTCAAGTAAATACTTTGCCTGTTCGCATTGTGCCATCTTAATTATCTCTGGAGTTCCAATGTCAATATATTCTATATCTCCAACCCTGTAAATATAAGGTTCTTGTGGGTATAACTGTGCGATGGCCTCATAAATAGAGCCAGTGTCTAAAAGCTCAGCTGCAAATTCTACTCCGTGTTTAATCATTAGAACTCTTGGAAATGCCATTGGCTGATTAGGGTCTTTCTTGGCACCTTTATAAATTAAAGTATCAAGCAAAGATGCAGCTTGAACTAATATTGCTTCTTTTTGTTCTTTCGTGAGGTCTTTCCAGATTCCTGTTCCGTCGATGTCTCTTGCTCTGAAGTATTCGTCTGCGTATCCGACGTCGACGTAACTGTTGGTGCCAATTGTGAGTGCCATCTGACCACCTCCAGCCAATCATAAGCTTTTATCAGTGTTTCAACTTCTTCGTCCTCTACATAAACGTAATGCTTGTTTTTCTTATCATACAATACTGCCATTTTAACCTCCATTTATCTCGGGAGCTGTCATGCGACAGCTCCCGCTAATAATGTGATAAACGTAATTATTAAACAGCTTAAGCTTATGGAGCAGCAGCAGGTAGTTTAACTGCAACTTTGTAAACGCAAACTGGTCTGATTACCTTGGCTCCGTATACAAACAATCCTTTAACGGCATCTGCAAATCTGTTCTCAGGTCTGTATGTTTCAATCTTCTCTACATCATATGCAAATGCCAACGCATCGTTAGTTCCAGCGTAAAACCTTAAAGCATCAGATACTCCAGTAGGAGTAGGAACGTTGTTGCTCATCTTAACAGTAAATCCAGCCGCCTGACCAACTTCACCATTCAGCAAAGATACATAAGCTTGTGGAGAAGAAGCGTTGGCTACAAACCTATTGTCCTTAAGCAGTAGAGCTCTCAATTCTGCTGGAACTACAATCCAACGACCATTCCTTGGAACGTTGTTTTTATTCATTAAAGTGTCAACGTCAACCAATAGGTCGTAGAAAGTGTAAGTATTGGTTAGTTGTGCCGCAATCTCTGCTCCAGTTGTGCCATCTACGGCAAATGGAGTAGCTCCAGCTTCAAATAGCCCTGCGATATACTGGTCTACAACATTTCTTAAATTATAAGTGGTTTCTCTCATTATCGCAGACATTAGATCTACTAGTACTGCCCTATCTTCTAGATCCTCTATAAAGAACTGAAACGCCTTAGCCTGGTCAATGGTTAAAGTGGTTACCTGCTGTGCGGCAGCTCTACTAGGATTCCACCCAGTACCAAATCCATCTACTGGATCATAGTCTGTAATTGCGGCCCCAGATACGTTAAATACTTTTACAGACTGACCATATCTAACTTCTCCGATGTATTGAGAGTTAGTTAAAGAGCCAAATACAAGCTCTTTCTTCAAATCTTCTAATAGTGTTGCGCTCCAAAAACTAGGAACTATTGTGCCAGGTTCAATGTTTCCACTTGTAGTATTTTTACTAAAAATTTCATTAGCCATATTTATATTTCACCTCTTTATTTGTCAATTATTCTGCCTTCTTTCATGGCTTGTTCAATCTCTTCTCTGTGCTGTATTAGTTCTTCTCGTGACATGTTTTCAATTTCGCTACGTGTCCATACCTTCGACCCAGACTGTGCTGTTGCAGGAGCTGAAGGCTTACCAACCTTGGAGTAATTTCCTCCAAGTAAATTCTTAAACTTCTCAGCCGCTTCTCTGATTTCTTCCTCTGTTGAACCAGAGATGAAATCTAAAGCGTCAGCAGGTAAGCCCATTTCCATCGCTACTTTCATCTTTGTTTTTTCAATCATGGCTTCCTGCACCTCCAACTCTTTCTCAAGCACAGCCGCTTCTAATTCAGCTAACTTGCTCTGTAATTTTTCTTCTTCTGTCATCTGTGCTTCTTTCATCTTCTTATACTCTTCTGCAACTTTCTTTAATTCGTCGTAATCTTTGTATTTACGTCTTTCACGTTCAAGTCTATCTGCAATTATTTTCTCAAGCTCTTCTTGGGTGAAGGTTCTCTCTACCTGCCCTTTTTCCTGCTCTTGCCCTTGCATCTGTTCCTGAACATTTTCATCACCTTGATTTAGTATTTCTTTCTTCTCGTCCATGAATTTATTACCTCCTTCCAACGGATTAACCGCTCGTTGTCAGCGTGTATTTTGTTACCTGTTATAATTATATCACATGCCTGCTAAACGTAACAGGCTCTCTGGTGGCTCTCTTTTTAGAACGTTTCTATAAAGAGAAACCAACTTCCTTGCCGCCTTTCTTTTCTTTTCCATTGGTGCGTCTGTTTGGTGTATCCTAATAGCCGCCGCCACAATAGCATTTGCATTCAACGTGCCATTAGGCTCTCTAATTGGTAATTTGCAATCAGCTTTTGTTTCTGGCGGTTCTTTCATGTGAATCAACGATGCTCTGGCTAATTGCTCTAAAGTATAATCGCTTTCTGAAAAACTTCCCCACGGTTTATGACTTACTCTTTCTGCCATGCTTCTTACACCTCTTTTTGTGATATTTCTCCTTTCTTTTTAATTTATTAAATTCTAAATCGTAATTTTCATGCTTTCTACGATTTCGCCTTGGCATTTACAGTTCCTTGTTTAACGTTCCGTCTCCTTGAATTGCATTCAATGAACTTTCAGCTGCTACTCCATATTTGTTATCAATAAGCGTCTTAGTTTTCTCATTCTTAATTGTTGCGTTTTCATTAATTCTGCTAAGCTCTTCATTCAATGTCTGGCTGTCCAATGCAAACAATTTCTTTACCGCAGTTTCTTGAGACACTAATCCAGCGTTATACAGCATCGTGTAAATCTGAGCCTGCTCAAGGTCATTAACTGGCAATCCTTCCTGCCAGCTAATATTAATCTCTTTCCAATCCTTTTTCCATAAAGTGCCCGCAGTTAACAGCATATTTCTAATCACTGGGTCAAAGCGCATTCTCAATCTGTTTGACTTAGATATCGGAGCTATAAGCTCTTTCCTTAGTCCAGCACCAGTTCTCAATGAACCTTGAGTTATGCCAAACAATACTGGAGACACTTCAGATATGACAAACAACTGCTCTACCAAAAACTGTATTTCATCAAATGCCGCTCTCAATTGACCGTCCCAAGTAATATATTGTGGTATCGGGTCTCCAGGCTCAAGTGGGAAGTATTTCGCTCCACCTCTGAATACATAACGTCCCATTTCGTCTTGTTCAAGTGCTGTTTCAGGTCCAGCCATGTGCGGGTCTGAATGCTTATTTAATATTCTTGATATCTGCGATAATCTTTGGTCTAACTCATATAGTATCGGTTCTATGGCTTCATAATCATCTTGTCCAATAGGAGTGTCTGAAGCATTTATATTATGCACTGGAAATATAAGTGGGATATCAACGCCAGTTTCTTCTTCTCTCTTATCAAATACAAGCTCTGTGATGTCTTCTCCGATAAATCCACCTTGCATCTTGTGTGCTCTGTATTCTATTTTACCTGCAGTGTGTATTTCCATTAGCAAAACTTCATCTGAGCCGTAGCCATACAATTCTCCACCTTTTGATATCCAAGCGATAATATGAGCGTAGACACTATTTATATCGTTTGGATTAACTACTGGGAACCACATGTGCGGTGGTATAGCTTGGAATTTAGGCGTTCCATCAACCCATAATTTATATATTCCAGTTCCATAGCGTGATACGTCTAACGCAACTTGATAAGACACATTCCAAAAGTCTGATGCCAACAACATTTGAGCAATATCGGTATTATTTTCGGGAGTTTCTGGATATACCGTAATTCTCGGCGTTTCACCGAATAACATGTCAGCCCATAGTTTAGAAATCCTTTGTGGATAATTCAAGGCAAGCAATAAGCTTGCGCCTTGGTCTCCCTCTAGCCTTCTAACCAAATCTACCCAAACTGCTTGTGGCTTATTGTCAAATAGTTGCTTATTTACACGGTATCTGTCTAATCTCGGCATTTCCGAGAATGGAGGGAAGGATTGTCCTTGTCTTATGCTGTCTAAACTTGTTATCATTTCACCACCCCACAGGTTTTGGGACTGGAACTTTTCTTACGCCTTGTGATTTGCTTGTGCTGTAAATAACGTATCGCATAGCGTCTAATAAGTGGTCATTCTCTTTTATCGGCTCATCGAAAATCATTTCATCTGACATTTTCCATCTATAAGATTTCAATTCATCTTGTATTTCCGTTAGATTACTGAATATTTTCAAATTACCGCTTCGCATTTTAACAATAACTGCACCTATACCGTCTAAAACCTTGTTTTCGGCTGGCACTACAGCTCCTTGAAAGTATCTTCTCAATTCTTTCAAGGATTGTGGAGAAGACGGGTCTCCGTAAATCTTATAGATAAACTCATCACTGGAAATATTAGATATTTCATTAGCTAATTCCTGCGCTGTTTTGCCTTTTTTCTTGTATTCACGATATACATACCATATTTCAGTTTCTGGGTCTACTGCAATCCAAACAGCCGCACTTGGGTTATTAAATCCGAAGTCTACACCTATGTATCTACGCCAGCTTGGTGGCACATCAAACGGCTGACATAAATTCACATCTTCTCTGAAATCAGCATAAACCAAGCCTGACGGTCTTGCCCATTGTGCCTCGTAAAACATCTTAAACTTCCAATCTGGCATTGTGGCTCGTAATCGTTCAAATTCTTCTACTGGGAAATAAGGATTTGTCTTTGAATCAAAAGTTATTACGTCTATTTCATCATCTTCTCCAGATGCCCATTTATCGTATACCTCAGTCTTTATCCAGTTCCAAAAGTATGGAGTAGTAGTAATCAGTATTCTACCTCTATGAAAAGCAGTTCTTCTTCTAACAACGTCCCAAACTAAAGCGTCCATCTGTCCAGCTTCGTCTAACCAAGCAGCTCTAACGTGTGCTCCTTCTAAACTTAATGGGTTATCAGCAGAGCCCATTATTACTCTTCCGCCTTCTGGTAAATACCATACTTTTTCATTAGTTCTATAATAAGCACCGTAAGGTTCAAGCAAATTCTGAATATAAGGCATCAAATTACGAATTAGCATTGAATATGTCGGTGCTACAGCCATAAAAGTGGCTCTTGGGTCTTTCTGTATCTCTCTTAACAGCCAAAATGAGCCCAATAGGGACTTCCCACCGCCTGAACCAGCTATTACAGCGACAATTCGCTTCTCGGAATTCCAAGCTTTAAGCTGTCCAGCATGTGGAATGAACTGTATTTTGGCTTTTGGCACTATTCTTCACCACCAATCGCTTCTTTTTCGTCTTCTACGTTGATAATTTGTGGTTTTGGAAGCTCTTTTTCCTCTTTTTCGTCTTGTTTTATCACAACTTCAACTAAAGGAGTGTTGAAAGACGTCTTTTTGCCGTTTTTACTGTAATTTAAGCCCATGTCAGCACTCAATTTTTGCACTTTTACAATCGCATCGACCCATTCTTTAACATCTTTTGGCGATAATGACTCTGCATCGAGAGTAGCCAAGCGTTGATTAACCTTATCAAGGAACTTTTGGGCAACTCCAGTGAGCTCTTCATGTAGTTTATCTGATGTAAATGCTCTCTTTTTGCCTCTTTCCTCCAATATGTATTCGTCATATGCGTTGGCTCGCTCCTCCCAATTATAGTTTTGATAGAAAGTAACATAAGATGCAGGCACTTTTGTTCTTCCTTGCATCTTTGCAAGCTGTTCTAAGGAACGTCCAACGCCTAACATTAAGTATTTTTCAAACAAATTATACTCATTTTGAGGTTCATTTGGCTGTCTTAGCCATATTTTATCCCTCTTAGTAGCCAATATTTTTCACCTCTTTGATAAAACTACTCGTATGGGACATTTAACACCTCTAACACGTGTTTTAGCCCCAAACCGCCTTCTTCAAATGGTTTCATGCAATATTCCCATTGCTTAGGGTGATTGATTTTCATTTGCTGAAATCTGTTTGGACACTGTTCCATGTGCACTCCAAACATGCAAAACATACAACCAGTCCCACTTAAGCCAGTTGTTTTTAATTTTCCATCTTCGCCTTCTATTATATCACCGTAGCATTTTGCTATCGGTAAATTGTTTTCTTTGATATATCTCAAGATGTCTTGGTCAGTCCATATGGACAATGGTTTACTCATTGGTCTTCTCCCTTCAAAACTATTGCAACCAGTTTTGTAATACTTCATTTTTCTTTTTATTCCGTCTTCTACTTTAGTTCCCATTATCGGAATTACATGATTTTCCTTTTCATATTTTTTAACTGGAGCTTTTTTAAGCTCATAGCAACATCTATCGCTAATTTTAAAGTCCACATCTAACAAAAACCACCATTTTTTAGGCAGTTTATAGCTTGTTTTTGTTCCATCTTTCAATATTCCGTATTTCCACCGATTAACGTTAAAATCATCTTCTGGCTTTCTCCTTATTTGCTCTATGATGGCAGACACTTCTTTTGATACAACTGGATATCCGTGTTCTTCAATGACCTTTCTAAAGCTTTTCTGCGGCTTTATCCAATCTACATCGTTCCAGGTCCTAACGAACTCTCTAACCTCTGGACGCTCTAAACCAGTATCAATAAACACAGCTTTAATGTCTGGATACAATTCACGTGCCAGATGTAATAAAACGGTGCTGTCTTTACCGCCGCTGAACGAAACATAGACACCATCTAAGCCCCAATAATGCACCCACTCTCTAATTTTCGCTTTTGCCCACTCAACTTTTAAGTCTAACGGCCATGCCTGTCTAATTTTTAATGTCTCTGGCGTAACAGCGTATTCATTCATTTCTTTCACACCTTATAATCATCTTTGTTTACCTCTGTTATCTTTACTTTCACTCCCTGCCCTTCTCTGCCAGAAACCAATCTAATTATAGCGTGTATTTCCATCACTTGAGAGTCGTCTACATAAGCCGCTCCTGTCATTCCGTCTAATAACGACTTAATTACGTTATCTATATCTGGTTTTTTTGTCGTTGCTGAGTAATACATGTCTAATTCAAGCTTAATTCCACCAATTAAGGGCAGTGGAACGTGCTCTTTGGTTATATCGTTAATGTATTTTTCGTATACTAAAGTTTCCTTGGGAGTGTAAAATTTACCTGTCTTCGCAGAATATTTTGCTCTTTGTTTCGGTCTTGGTCTGCCTGCTATAAAAAACTCATATTCTGTTTGCATTTATTTCACTTCCCCTTTAATATTTTTCATATCCTACTTTATATTATACACCATGCCCTTATATCGCTTGCCCACTCTTAATGCATTAAGTCCTTTTACGTTAAGCTCTATGATATCTACCCACAAATCTTCGTCCAAATCCTCATTTATTTGTAAGTAAATTGTGTGTTCTCTAGAATGTATCCATAATACTTTTGCAATTCCAGTGCGTATTAACAAGTAATAAATCAAATTGGGTCTTGATATGTGTATCAATTTACCCATTGTTCTTGATTTCCAAGGCACTTTACCATTATTTATTGACGTTGCAAGCCACAACAAAGACAAATCAGCGACTCTGTTTTTGACTAAATCCCATTCAGCATCGTCGTAAAAGTGTAAATTTCGCATCACTTTATCTAATTTCGGTGCTGTTTTATTAAATCTTTCCCAAAAATCGTCTCTTTTACAGCACCAAACCAAGCCTGCATAGTAAAGCCAGCCTGCGGCATGTGCCGAATAACTGGTTCTATCTATGGAATAAGCGTTGAAAAACACTGTTGATACCAAAGAATACTTGTTTAAGTAGGGAAAATATAGCTTCCAGTAGTCTCCAGAGTTAACAATTTGTACTTCTTGACGCTCTAAAACACGCCAATAATCTTGTAATAAGGGTGTAGATTGAAACATTCTTAATATTGTTTGCGGGTCTAATGCAATCCTTAAGTCAAACTCTATTTTTCGTTGCTTTGGAATGTTAACTTGTTTCATTATTAGTAAAATCTTGTAATAATGTAAGCTGTTTTTCGTTTTTGGGTATAGTTTCGCAATTAGGACTTAGCCACACACACTCTGTGCGTTTAAGCTTTTCCCCATTTTCTTTGTTTTGTAAGTATTTTGTTCCCTTAGTTTTTCCAGTAGCGTGACACCACGCTTCTATTTTTATTTTTATCCAACCAGCTTGCTCTAACGATTTATAGATATTATGTTCATATCCAGATAACATTGCTTTACCTTTAATGTGTAATAATAAGTCTACTAAATCTTCATGGTCTTTGAGAGACATTTCATGTTCATATGCTTTACATTTACGAGTTTCTAATACATAAGGAGGGTCTAAATAAAAGAAAGTTTCTTCTGTGTCATATGCTTTTAATATTTTTCTAAAGTCATTATGCTCTATTTGAACTCTAAGCAATCGTTCCGATACTTCTGGAAGCAACTCTATACTTGAAAGCCAACCGCTAACACGTTTTGCCATGCCTTTACTGCTCGCTGTTACAGCATACGCCCAACTACCTCCGAGTTGTCCACTAAAATTTTGCCCTGCAGCTACGAACCATTTTACTGCTCTTAAAATATCATCTTCTTCGTCTCTCCAAGTATCTCTACAATAATAATATTCCTCACGTGAATAAGGAATTAACATCACTTGCTCATAAAACTGCTTAAATTTGTCTTTGTCTCTGATAACTCTGAAGAAGTTTACTAATCCACTGTCAATATCATTATAGACTTCTACCGCAGAAGGTTCTTTTGCTAATAAGAGGTTGGCAGCGCCTCCAAATACCTCAACATATATATGATGCTTCGGTATTAAAGGCAATAGTTTGTTTACCATAAAATGTTTTCCTCCATACCAAGGAAAGGGAGCTCTTAGTCGCTTAGCCACACAAACCCCACCCACAGCTAGGACACACTACACAGCCGCTTTCGTGTATAACCCGAGTTCCACATTCAGGACAGTAAACATAATCGTGTGCACTTTGCTTCTTCATTATCTCCTCCCAGTATTTAATCAACACTTCCACCTCTTTTCATTGTTAATTATAACAATTCTAATTGTGTTTTAGGTATAGTTTCGCAATTAGGACTTAGCCATACACATTCTGTGCGACGCTGGTTCTCTATTACAGAGTTCTTCCCCTTTAAATTAGTATATCGTGTTCTAGCAGCCGCACTGCAAACGACATCAAAACACAACTTATACCAACCATTACGCTCTAATTTATTATATATTTCGTTATCATATCCAGATAACATAGCCTTTCCTTTAATTTTTAATAACATTTCAACTAATTCTTCATGGTCTTTTATTGACATTTCATGATTGTATTTGCCGCTAGACCTTGTATATGGAACGTATGGCGGGTCGAGGTAAAAGAATGTCTCTTCTGTGTCATATGCTGTAATTATTTCTCTAAAATCTTTATGTTCTATTTGAACTCTAAATAGCCTATCGCAAACCTGTGGCAACAATTCTATAGCACTTATCCATTTACTTGTAGTTGATGGCATTCCTCTAACAGTTTCTGTTACACTGAAACCCCAGCTTTGTCCAAAAATACCGCCAAAAGATTGTCTCGCCGTTACAAACCATTTGACTGCTCGCATAACATCATCTTCTTCTTTTTCCCAAGTATCTCTGCAGTAGTAAAACTCTTCACGTGAATGTGGAATTAGACACACTTGCTCATAAAACTGTCTGAACTTTTCTTTGTCTCTAAGCACCCTAAAAAAATTAACTAAGCCGCTGTCTAAATCATTATAAACTTCAACTGGAGACGGTTCTTTAGCAATAAGTAAATTTGCCCCACCACCAAATGGTTCGACGTAAATCTTATGCTTCGGAATTAGCGGCAACAATTTATTTACCATATGCCCTTTTCCTCCAAACCACACTATAGGAGACCTTAGTTTTTTAGCCATGTTTATCACCTACTCGTAAGGCACTTTTAAGAATTGCACAACAGCTTTGTTTTGAGATAGAAACTCTTCGGCTATACTACGAACACGGACTGGTAACACTTTTACATACATTACGTTGCTGTCTAAATGCGTTTCAAAATATCTGTGCCAACCACCATCTAAATTAGAAGGAAGCACCGCAAAATCTTCTTTGAATTCATCAGGCTTACAATCAGGAAAGTTGATACTTAACAACGTTCCTTCAGGAACATCGAATTGGTATATTCTTTCAACAACGAATTTGGCTAATTCTGAGAAATATCGGTAATGTCCATTTATTTCAGATAACGCTATAGAAGTGTGTTTTTTATGAACTGCGTAAGCTCCTGCACCCATTGTGCCAGAATTGTATAAATCAGTCCACGTGAAATTAGGTCCGTGGTTAATTCCCACTAAGACCATATCTATATCCTTACCAAGCGTTTCAAAATAAAATTTACCAAAATCTATACAGTTTACAGTTCTGTCCGTTCTAATGGCAAATATCGGAGTTTTTCCGTCTTCATGAACTTCTACTTCCCAAAGTAACGACAAGTCTCTTCCAGAACCACAACCACTGGCGTTTTTCGTGGTGGAACAAGCAAGCACAAAGTGTCCTTCTGCTTCTAAAGCGTGTTTTAACTCTCTAAAGCCTTCAGCTTCATAACCGTCATCGTTTGTTAATAATATGTTCATCTTTACACCTCCCACTCTATTATAACACGCCTTGTTTCACAAATTTACATCTCGTCTTTAATTTCTGGACAGTTTTTAATGCAAATCTCTTTTATTCTGTTTTTCGCTTCTTCAGATAATTTACTGTTTAAAACGTTTACGTATATTAATTTTCCAAAGTAACGATTAAAGAATTTAATTCCCAAAAAACCGTAATACTCTAACAATAACAATCCTCTTTCTAATTCTGTTAAACTAAACAATGACGCTATGTTACTTAAATCTTCTTTTTTAAGCTTTCCAGCTTTTAATTTAATGAAAAAATTCTCTATGTTGTTTATAAGTAACATTTCTATCTCTTTGTTTTTATCTTCTACTGTATTTAAACTAAAGAATAAATCCATATTTTACCTCCTACTTATCTTAAGTATTATTTATTAATTAAAAACCAAAGAACATATATATTTTAATATATATTTCTTTAGAACCTTATACTAATTAATTAATATATTCTTCTTTTCTTTTTTTTAATTATTAATTAATTATAAGAATAAGAAGAAGATTATCTTATTTCTTTNATTATATATAAGAATAAGAAGATAAGAATAAGAAGAATATCTTCTTTTCTTTCTTTTCTTTAATTATATATTTAAATAAAAAAAAGAAAAAGAAGAAGAATATGTTATCCTTATCTTTAATATGTTACTATTATCTTCTGTTGTTTATCTTAGTAGTATACTTGAAATACGATTTTCAATAAATTTATGGTATAATCTAATAAAATAATTAAGAAAGGGGAGAAAACATACATTAGTTATGACAAGTAAAGAAAAAGAACTATACGATTTAAATGTTAGTGTTCCACAAGACTATATTAATAAAATTATATGCGGAGATTCAGAAGAAATACTAAAACAACTTCCAGACAACTGTGTTGATTTAATTATAACAAGCCCACCATACAATTTTGGAATGCCTTATGACAAGTATGATGATAATTTAGAGTGGGATAAATATTTTAATAATATTTTTCGTATATTTAATGAATGTATAAGAGTATTAAAATATGGTGGACGTATTGTGATTGATATAAAACCATGCTGGAGTAAACACATTCCTACACACCACATCTTTTCAAATTACTTTCTTCAGAAAAATATGATTTGGTATTCTGAAATATTGTGGGAACAAAATAATTATAACTGTAAATATACCGCTTGGGGTAGTTATAAAAGTCCTTCAAGTCCACGATTTAAGTTTACTTGGGAATTTATTGAAGTTTTTTCTAAAGGAACCCTAAAACATATCGGAAATACTAATATTACAGATATTACCGCAGAAGAATTTAAAGACTGGACTGTAGGAAAATGGATTATAGCTCCATCTTCTAAATTTTCTTCAAAACACCCTGCTACTTACCCAGAAGAACTTGTTACCAGAATTATCAAAATGTTTAGCTTCGTAAATGATTTTATAGTAGACCCTTTTAATGGAATTGGAACTACAACTACAGCAGCTTTTCGCCTTAAAAGACAATTTCTGGGCATTGANATTTCTGAACAGTATTGTTCCATAGCAGAAGATAGACTGTTAGACGAAAAACTTAGACTTTTCTAAAACTTCATTTTTGTCAAAAATTAGTGCCAAGAAACATTGATTTTTCCATACCCACTTTTCGTGTATTTTGCGTTTTCACTATATTCATGATAATTTACTCACAACTATCGTCAAAAGGCTTATTTTTGTAATTTCGGTATCGTAAATACGTTAAAATACCTTAAATCGGATTTTTTACCTAAAATTTGCGAGAGGAAAGTAGACGAGCGGCTGTGGATAATTTTTTTAACGGGGGGGGCCTTTGGGCCCCCCCCGTAGTTTTTGCATACTTATTAAATGCTAATCGTCCGTGGTAAATTCTGGCTCCATTTCCATTTCNTCNAGCTCTATCAGCGCGCTTGTCANGGCATCTATGCAATTNAGTATGTGNTAATTTCCATTCGTGCCTGCATTTTCCAGCTCCTCTATGAACTCGCTTATAAGCCTTTCCATTCTATCAATGTTCATAATTATGCCTCCTCTGTCACTAATTCATTACTCATTAGAGTGTAGGATTTTACTAGCNTGTTTAGCAGCTCCTGAGGCTCTAGGGCTATAAAGTCAGCTAGGCTAAGAATTTCCTGGCTTAGGGCCTGCCTGCGATAAGTTATTAACCTGTCTTGAACCAGGCCCAGGCCTTTATGCCATACATGACAAAATAGCTTTACGGTGTCAATCAGGCCTGCATTTTCCTGCGCTGGTATGGCCCAAGCCCTCACGCATTGCACGTAGGCCCCTCCTAAGCCCATTACATTCGTGTGTAATACTGCGCAGTGCATCTCCTTTACCTCCACAAAGTCGTGCATTTTCCTCATTTTCTCATACCTCCTTTATTCTCGGTAAGGTTTATTCCTTACCTAACTATATCATACCATTTTTTATATACTTGTCAACGCTTTAGTGTTAAGCGAATGTTAAATTTTCTGGTAATTATATGTATACCAAGGCAGAGCTTTAAATTGAATCATTCAATTTATATTATTTTGAATCATTCAATTTAATACTGCATATATGCCATTTTAGTGCATATAACATTAATTTAACACTCAGGGCCTTAAACTGTGGTATAATATAGGTATAAACAGGCCTGGAGGCCTATTTAATATTTATGTTAAGGCATGCCAGAATTTTAACATGTTTTTAACCATGCCTTAACATTGGCTTAACGTTCTTAACTTTGGCTTAACAATCGGAGGCCTGAATCTCTTAACATTGGCTTAACATAGGCTTAACAAAAAAAAAAGGCCTTAAAAAAAGGCATTAAAAAAGCCTAAAAAAAAGGCCTAAAAAAAGAAAATTAAAAAAGGATTTTNAAAAAAACATAAAAAAGCGCTTAAAAATGGTAAANTCTTCAAGCCTTATCTTTTTTCTTTTTCTTCATTCTACAGATGTAGAATAAGACAAAGCTTTATATATTCTAATATATATTGATAATTAAGAGTAAAGAATATAAAGAAGATATTAGAGAATATAAGGAATAGAATAAGAATACATATTATTATTAATAATTAAATTAATAAATTAAAACATATTACCTAAGATAAGTTATTTTATGGAATGTGTGAAGCGATAAAAAAGAGAAGCTGAGACACTGAAGAATGTCCCAGCTTCTCAAATTCTTATTAGGCCTCTACTTTGTCAATCTCCACAAATTCGAAGTAATCCCACACAGTCCTGTAAATGTCGAATGCGCTTGCTTCTCCGCTTTTCAATTCTCCGAGTTTAACAGGTATCCAAGTAGTGACATTCCAGTCAATTAGCACGCTAAGAGAAATTTTCTTAACTTGGTCCTCTGGTGTAGTCAGATATCCTACCGCTTCAAATTCGTTTATGGTGTCATCATCAGTCATTCCTTCAACATTTAAAACAAGGTAAGATGCTATGAAGTCTCCAAGCTCTGCAAAGTCCATCCAGTTATACCTTGATTCTCTCTCCCAGTCTTCAAATTCGAGAATCGCTTTACCGTTCCNAAGGTCTCTCAGCATTTTTCTCATCTCCTTTCTTTGTTTCATAGTTATATTATACCACTTTTTAATGTGTTTGTCAAGCATAAAATGAAAAAGGCCAGCCTNNAGGCTGGCCCATGCTGGTAGCTGATGCGTTTTAATTTAATCTCATCTCTTCATAAATGTAATCTCCTATTTTCTGCCACGTTCTAAAGCAAGCATCTTTTATAAGCTCATTTTTTATGTTTTTCTCAATTATCCTGCATATTCTATTATCAGAAACATCAAAAATTTTCATTATCTCCGCTCTCGCTTCTTCATATGTTAGTTTCCTTTTCCTTGTTAGCTTGTCAAGTTTTTCAGACATTATGCCAAGCTCTACAAATATTTTGTGTCTAAAAATATCTTTTGCAGTTTCAAGGTCTTCATTAAAAAATTCTTCATCTTCTTCGTATTCTTCGTTGTATGGCATTGATTCTAAAACTTGGTAAAATAAGTTTAATGCCATCTTTTCATAATCAGGCAAGCATGGATAATCTGACATAATTCCGATTGTTCCCGCAATGTCTTCCAGTTTTTCCTTTAAGCTCTCTTTTTCTCTTGTCATTTTTCTCATCTCCTTTCTTTGTTTCATAGTTATATTATACCACTTTTTAATGTGTTTGTCAAGCCCCATTTTATTTTTTATAACCTTTTTTTTAAAAGTTTTTTTTTAATAAAAAAAGCCGGGCCTTTACAGCCCTGGCTTGTTAATAAAAAGGGGCACGGGCTCTTAATCCGTGCCCCCCTGCCTGCCTACTTTTTACTGCAGGTATATACCTTGTTTTCTTCTTAGCTCTTTTTCTATATGTTGTCCGATGCTTTTTTTGCTAGTTACACGATCATCTTTTTCATTTTCAGAAAGCCGATCCCAGATCTCGTTTAAAATCCAGCGCCCATGACACAGAAGCTCGTTGTTGACGTTCAAAACCACATCGTAACCATTAATTCTAAATGGCTTTCTAAACTGAAAGCTCCATAAGTTAATTTCATCGTTTACATTCAGATCTGGATCTAAGAATGTAAAAGTTACATCCCGACCGCTTTCTGTTGTATAGTGTACTTCCATGATCGGGTGCATCGTTGCAAGGGCCAGATCTACTATATAAGTTTCAGTGCTATTTTTTAACAGTTCCAAAAACCATGGCCGCTCGATTTCAGAAACCTCCTTGTAAATGAATGGCATTTTAAACACTACAGCGTCTGTTGTAAATGTTCGTATTTTTGAATAGACACGTACTAGATCGCCTCTCTTAAAGTAAAAGGTCAGCTCGTTGTGAAGTGGGTACATGTTTACATCAGAAAAAGCGATGTAGCCAGCATTTTTTACAATCTTTTTTACAAGATCCTGATGCTTGTTGCCATCATAGGTAACCCATGCTTCAGTGTCCCAGTCACCGCTCCAGTCACCGCTTACTTGTGTTGCCTTTAGCTGTACCATTTTGAAACCTCCTTTCTTATTGTTAGTTACATTAATTATAACACATTTTAAATCGCTTGTCAAGTTATCATCTCTTAACATAAATTTAACATGCTATAAGTTATATATATTGTATGCCTTTATTAATATTTAATTTTATTAATTTTAGATCCTTTAATGTTTTATGAATATTATTATCTTAGAACTTAATATTTTAAGTTGTAAATAACTTAGAACTTAAATATTTAAGATTCTAAATATTTTAGATTCTAAAATATTTGAACATATGATAAAGCTTTGCACTGATGTTTTATGTTGTAAAGCTTTTATCTTGTGAAAAATCTCACAGTTAAGGTCCATGTCCATTAAGAAAGTACTTGTAAATTATAACATGCACTTAACTATTACTTAACATAAAAGCGATTATAAAAGGCTGCGGTGTGGTATAATAGGAGTATGAAAAAAGAAAAAGGAGGGCTTACAATGAAAGGAAAGAAGTATGTGTTTACTGAAAGCGAGTGGCTACAGGACGCGTGGCCTGCTATACACTCACAGGCCCCTTGGGTACATCCTAGCCCTGCGGATCTGCTGGAGGCTGTGTTTGTTGAAAATGGCCTGAGTTTAAGATTTACTAGCAGCACTGAAGATCAGGGCGGGTGGACGTGGGTACGTGCCGGATCCCCTGCCTACAAGGCCGTGGAGGATCTGATTCTTTTAAAGATGTTAGAGGCTATTAAAGGAGGGTGTTAAAATGATTAGAAAAACCTATGAGTTGCAAACCAGTGTAGCAGATCAGAATGATGTACTAGCCGCGATCTTAGATCTTATAGATATGCCTTTTGATGAAAATGAAACCTTGCAGTGGTCCATCGTTGACACTACCTTTAACTGCTACTTAGAGGTCGGAGACGAATATGAAGACACTTATGCAAGGCTCTACGAATGTGACTTGGAGGATCTAAACATAAGCATGGAGATGGTCCTGGATGCACTTTCAGCAGCAGCAGATCGGGCTTTTGATGATTCGATTGACGATCTTGACCGCGATCGCAATCTATTCTTAAAATACGAATAACCACTAAATCACTACAAGGTATACAAGCTGGGCATCCTTCAATGGATGCCCATTTATTTTTTTTTAAAATGGCATGGCAGGCATGCAGGAAAAGAAGCACCCCCCCCGTTAAAAAAGCCAAAATAATGTTAGTTTCTACTTCCTTCACGTAATTTTTGGGGAAAATTTCGATCTTGTTATTTTTACATTCTTAGAAAAAAGTATCATTTTAAGAATAACGTGAGTATTTTATCACGAAAATCGTCAGAAGGCCTATTTTTAAAAAAGTGGGTATGATTTTTCCTATGTTTGTCGGACCCAGTTTTGACGCACAAGTTATACTTTGGGGTTGAAAAATGTTCCAAATTGTGTTATAATATATCTGAGGTGAAAATATGGATGACAAAAACATTTTATTTGTGTTAGAAAAAGATAAAAACACTGAGAAAAGTACGACTAAGCAGGAAGAATACATCTATTGTCCAGAGTGTGGGGTCAAACTGATACACGAAAGCGGTTGTGTGACCTGTCCGAGTTGCGGGTGGAGTTTGTGTGGGTAAACGATTGAGAGCTCCATTTACTTGGGTTGGCGGCAAATATTATTTGGCTGATAAGCAAAAGGTTGATAATTTGATTGAAATAAATAAAATTTATAATACGGACTGTCGTGAAGGAATGAAATTTATACCTGATAATAGTGTAGATTTGGTTATCACAAGTCCACCTTATAATGTGGGTATTAATTATAATACATGGAACGATAATTTATCTTTTGATGATTATATACAATTCACAAAAGAGTGGCTTATAGAAGTATATAGAATTTTAAAGGATGACGGAAGAATAGCATTAAATATACTTTATGAAATTAATATAAAAGAACGTGGTGGAAGGATACTTTTGGTTTCAGAATATTATCAACTCATGAAACATATTGGATTTAATTTTGCAGGAATAGTAGATTTAATCGAAATTGTTCCTCATAAAGTTAAATATACAGCATGGGGAAGTTGGCTTTCGCCTTCAGCACCTTATATTTATAATCCAAAAGAATGTGTTCTTTTGATGTATAAAAAACAATGGAAGAAGAAATATAAAGGGAAATCTTATTTTTCAAATGATAATAAAGAAGAATTTATAGAATTAACAAGTGGAATGTGGAAATATAGAGCTGAAACGAGAAAATTAACAGAGGCTAATTTTAGTTTAGATTTGCCTTTAAGTGCTATAAAAATACTATCTTTTGAAAATGATTTAGTGTTAGACCCTTTTATAGGAAGTGGAACTACCGCTGTTGCTTGTATTAGAACAAACAGAAACTTTATAGGATTTGAGATTGATAAACAGTATTATGAAATTGCAAAAAACAGGATAAACAAGCATATTATAGATAATAATTTGCAAGATTATGTTTTTTGCCCCGAATGCGGCGCGAAAGTAGTTCATGAAAGTGGCTGTGTAGTGTGCCCGAGTTGCGGGTGGAGTTTGTGTGGTTAACATTCATAAATTCTAATCTAGCCATAAATAAGCCAAACGCGTCGCAATTAAGTCAATTTAACAAAATCGGTGCAGGACGTTGCTGATAATGGCATTAGATTGCACAATAAAAAACGATAAAGGCTTTGTAAATAGGCTCTTATGCGGCGATAACCTAGATATTTTAGCAAAATTACCAAAAGAAAGCATTGACTTGATTTATATTGACCCACCGTTTTTCACGAACAAGCAGTACGAAGTGGTTTATGGTACTAACGCTGAGAGGTGCGGCTTCAGCGATAAGTGGAAAGGTGGAATAGAACAATATATTGACTGGCTTAAACAACGGGTGCAATTAATGTATGAAACGTTGCGCCTTACTGGTTCGTTTTATTTACACTGTGATTGGCACGCTAATGCGTACATTAGAATAATGCTAGACCAGATATTCGGGTATAAGAACTTTCAAAATGAGATTATATGGCATTACGGGCTTGGCGGAAGTTCTCCCAAGCGTTTCTCTCGAAAACACGACACGATTTTATTTTACACCAAAACAAATGATTATAAATTTTATCCAGAAATGGTTCCTGCCTCTTCTCAGAAGATGAAAGGGCAATTTAAAAAGGTCGACGATGTATGGGACATTCCATCTATTAACAACATGGCTAAGGAACGTACGGGTTATCCAACACAGAAGCCAGAAAAGCTCCTAGAGAGGATTATAAAAGCATCATCTAGCGAAGGCGATGTGGTAGCAGATTTCTTTTGTGGAAGTGGGACAACCTTAGTTGTAGCGCAAAGATTAAATAGAAGGTGGATAGGTATAGATATATCGCCTGCGGCAATTAAGCTTGCGGAAGAAAGATTAAAAGGGGGATAATGAGTGGGTAAGCGACTAAGAGCTCCATTTACTTGGTATGGAGGAAAACATTTTATGGTTAAAAAACTCTTGCCTTTAATACCGAAACACCACACGTATGTGGAGGTGTTTGGTGGTGCTGCCAGCTTACTTTTAGCTAAATGCAAACTACTGCAAAAGTGGGTATGAAAATATCAGGGGTGCTTTAGGGTGAATTCTGAAGTTTATGTCGCAGTAAAAAACAGGGCAAATGGAAGGTGTGAGTTGTGCGGTAAATTAACGAATGACTTACAAATGCATCATGTGGTTTCAGGCTATGGCAGAAGAAAAGCGCATGAAAGCGTAGAAACGTGTATAATGTTATGCGTGGAGTGTCATGCCGAAATACACAGGAACGCTAAATTGGATAGGGCATTAAAACTGCTTGCACAGGAACGTTTAGCAAGTAAGGGGCTTAGCACAGACGAAATTAGAAACAAAATGGGTGGCAAACTATATTAAGAATGGAGGTTGATTATGGAAGTTAGGAGAATGAAGGTAAACGAAATTAACCCCGCACCGTACAATCCACGTATTGACTTGAAGCCGGGCGACCCCGAATACGAAGCACTAAAGAAGTCAATAGAACGCTTTGGCCTTGTAGACCCGCTGATTTGGAATAAACGTACAAACAGGCTTGTAGGTGGTCACCAACGTTTGAAGGTACTAAAAGACCTCGGATACGAAACGGCCGATGTGGTAGTCGTGGATTTGCCGGAGTCGGAAGAAAAAACGTTAAACATTGCACTGAACAAAATACAAGGCGACTGGGAAGAAACTAAATTAGAAGCACTGCTTGCCGAACTACATGCCGAGGGCGTGGATTTAGAATTGACGGGCTTCTCGGAAGAAGAACTTGAAAACCTTTTGACGGAACTTAAAACGGATGTGGAAGTACACGAAGAAGAGGAACCAAACGAATACGTTACAATTGACTGGGATAACTTTAAGGTGTTCCACGTGTCTGCTCCACTACAAAACTTAGAAATGTGGATGCCTAAATTCCACTACTTGCTATCCTACGGCATGTGCAAGTTTGGTACTACACGTGTTCCACAAAAACCGAGAGAGTCGTTGTTCTTTGTAGACAGTGGATTGTTAGGTGGAGCAAAAAAGATAGGTAGGGATTTTTTGGACGTACAGCCCGAAGTCATAGAATTTGCTGTAGAAAACAAGGCGGATTGGGTAGCAATGTTAGACGTTCCAATGTATGGAGAAATTTTGAACCTAATCAAAATGGACGCAAGTCAGGCATTCAAAATACATTTGCGCCATGCTGAAGAATTTGCTGCTGTCAAATTACCCGAAGGCATGCGTAAGGTGTACGTTGTGCAGGGGGTAACCGAAAAACAATTTAGAACGTGTTTGGATTTGTACAAAGAATTAGTTACACCTAATGACGTCATTGCTATTGGTGGATGGGCAGGGGAACGTGGAGAAGAACGAGATGACGAATTAGTACGGCGTACAAGTATTGTCCATAAGGAGTTCCCACAAAATGACATCCATTTGTTTGGCGTAACGAGGATAGACACTGTGACAAAATGCGCATTGGTAGGTGCTACTTCCTGTGATAGTGCTACAGCAAGCTTAATTACCGCATTTGGCATGGTAATGATAGCAAAAATGGAGGAAGACGGCACTTGGAGAACAGATACTTTGGACCTTGAGGAGTTACACGGGATACAACATATGGGGGCATCTAAAAATATGCCGTTTGTTTATGACTATTTTTGCATGTCACAGCTACAAACAGCACTCTATTGGAACATGTTACAGTGGGAAATGGCACTCGTTGGGAGTTCCGGTGGCACAGAGTACATGCGAAAACACAAAGAGGAAGTAGACACGTTTATAGAGGATATGAAGAAACAATTAGAATGGGGAGGCGAGGTAATTGAATAATGCGCTGTTAATGGTATTGGAATACGTTATTGCTACGGCTGTCGTTATAGCCTATGCTAAGTTCTTCGGGAAAAAGGGATTGTACATTGCTGTTGCTGTGCTAATCATAGCATCCGAGGTGATAACAGCAAAAACGTTCCGCATAGGCATGTTAGAACTAATCTGCGGGAACATGAGCATGGGATTTGTTTTTACCGTGCTAACAAGTGTAACGGAAGTTTTTGGGCCGAAAGAAGCACGAAAGGCATTATGGGCTGGATTTTTAGGTGAATTGGCATTTGTGTTACTTGGCATGTTATCCGTGCTGTACGTTCCTTCTCCGACGGATTTTGCGCATGGATACCTACAACAAGTGTTCCATTTCACGCCACGTATAGCATTGTCCAGCTGGATTGCGTACATAATAGCGGGGTATTTTTCTACATGGCTTATGAAAGTGCTACAACCTTACACGAAATTATGGATGCGGAACAATGCCTCTACGAAGCTTGGACAAATGTTAGACAATTTCATATTTGTGTTTGGTGCCTATTCTTTTATCCTGCCCCTAAACGTTATTTGGAGTATATGGCTAACGACTACCGTTGTGGAGTTTGTACTGGATTATGCTGATACGTGGGTGGCGTACGTACTTGTAGCTATTCTAAAACGTAAAGGAGAACAGGTAGGCGTGTAAAATGAAGCAGCCATGGGAACGTTTAGACAATGAAAGCAGTAAGGCATACCGTGCTTTTTGCGTGTACCGTGACCTCGGACCTGACAGAAGCATTGACAAAGCTATGGCAGCAGTAGGACAAAAGAATAGACGTACGTGGGGTGAGTGGTGTAGCAAATACAATTGGGTGGAACGTGCCGCCGCTTATGACAGTTATTTAGAAGCAGAAAAACGTAAAGAAAAGGAACGAGAAATTTTAGACATGGCACGGAGACATGCTACGTTAGCCATGGCATTCCAAGAAAAGGTGGCTAAAGCACTACAAATGATAGACCCGTCCGACTTGTCTCCACGTGATTTACCACGTTGGTTAGAAGTCGCTACTACCCTTGAACGCTTAAGTCGTGGCGAACCTACAGAAATAGAAAAGCAAATTGAACCACTAATAATACGTGTGGTGGATGATACGGATGCCTCAAATAGTAGCGAAACTGCATGAAGG